GCTGACCTTCTCTTCCACCACGATGCAGTCCGTCATCTGGCGGGACTTGAGACGGCGGATGATCTCCTCCAGCTTCTCCTTCGCGCGAGGGAGGGAGACGGAGGTGGAGAGCCGGAAGCCGACCTCTCCGAAGGTGAGGGTCATCGACTTCGCCTTGCCCATCTCGTCGCGGTGATCGGTGACGAAGGTCTTGATCTCGCGCTCCAGGCGGGCGATGCTGTCCTTGTAGGGCTTGCACTGTTCCTCGGCGACCTTCTGGGCTCCGATGATCTGCTTCTGCATATCGCTCTCGATGTCGCCGACCGCGATCTGCGCCTCGGCGATCTGACGGAGGGCGTCGTTCACGTCCTCCCAGGACTTGAGGCTCGGGGCCTCGATCACTCTTTTTCTTGCCATTGGTTAAGCTCCTTTCGTGCGTTTGTTATGGTGGACTCTGCCCCTGCGGGGGACATAGGAGTCTGCGAAAATCATGTAAAGCCCCAGAGGGAGGGTCAGCAGGACGGCAGTCACATCCCGGTCTTCCGGGGTTGTTCCGCTGCAAGCCAACGCGATCAAGATGCCGGACATAATCACCAGCGCGGCACCGATGAGACGCTGTTCTCTCATTTTCATTGTCCGCGCCTCCCCTCAAAGCATCATCATCGAGGACGCTTGCTCGATGATCTTCAAGGTGACGACCTCCTCGCCACGGTCGGCGAGGATGCGCTTGACGTTGGAGAGCGTGCGGTCGAGGAGGCGAAAGCAGCCGGTCTGCATATTGCACGCCCGGGCCTTGAGCTCCAGCAGGGCTTCTGACTCGATCTCGAAGCCCTCCAGGTAGCCCTCAACCTCGGACGGGGTCAGCCCCCGGAGTGAGGCGTAGAAGTCCACGCGGTTCGCCATGCGGACAAGGTAGGTCTTGATCTGGGCCTCCAGCTTCGGCTCGCCAGCGATCACAAGGCCGACGTCGCTCTGGTCGAAGATTGCCCGGAGTATCTCCATCTTCTTCTGGGTGTACTTGGAGACCAGCTTGTCCGCCTCGTCGATGATGAGGAGGTAGCCCCGGTTCGTGTTGAAGAACTCCCGGATGCCGTTGACCCTGCGCCAGATGGTGCCGTAGCCGCTGGGGAGGCCCAGGCTCCGCTCGATCGCTTCCACGAGGTCGCGGCTGCTCATGGTGTCGTCGCACTCGATGTAGGCGACGCGGGGGAGCTTCGCGTACTGACGGAGGGCGTAGGTCTTGCCGTAGCCGCTTCGGGCGACCACGATGCCGAGCCCGATGTACTCCTGGCAGCTCTGGCACACGCCGAGGACTGCCTTCGCGTCCCGGCTCTCATAGAAGACTGGCGTCTGCCCGGTCTTTGCTCCCGGCTCCTGCGCCGGTGCGGAGACCTCAACGGCCTCGCCCGTCTCATGGGCCAGGAACTCGGCCAGCTTGTTCTCCAGGTCGGTCGGGTCGCTGTCGTACTTGCCCGCGAGGTAGCGGGAGACCGTCGTGCGGCTGTAGCCGATCGACTTCGCCACGTTGGCGATGCTGCTGCGGTTGGTGAGGATGTAGTTGTTGATCTTCTGGGCGAGGCTCTGTGCCTCGGTGTAGGTGATGTTGCGCTCTGCTGCTGTGACTTCCATGTTGTACCTCCTGTTATTCGTTCATGGCCCTCAGACGTGCGAGGGCGTCTCCTGCCTTCGACGCGAGGAACTCGTCCCCGGCATTGGTTTTCTTCTTCCTGGTTGCCGCTGCGGCCTCCGCCCGGAACTCCTTGTCGTTCGGGAGGAAGACCAGTTTCGGGCTTCTCTCGGCCTTGATGGTCAGGTCGATCATGCCGACCGCCTCGGAAGCTCTTCCACACTCGCCGGTGCGGAGCTCGTAGGGTCTGGTCATATCCTCCAGGAGCTCACGCACCTCGCGCTCCTGTCGCTTCTGATCGCGGAGATGCTTTTCGAGTGCCGCCTGGGAACAATGCGGGCCGAAGGCCAGCAGCTCCGGCGAGACTGCCTCGCAGATTTTCCGGCCCTGCTGGTCGAAAACGTAGAGCTTGGTGACATCGTCGATGTCCCACTTGATGCCGACCTTCTGACCGATGTACTTGCCGAGCTCGCTGTCGGAGTAGACCGTTCCGAACTTGTTGATGCCGTAGTTGTAGACCCGGGCCGTGTCCGCCTTCATGAGCAGCATCGCCGCGTATTCCCTGGGCGGTGCGGCCTTCTCGTAGCGGGGGCCGTTCTCGAACATCTCGATCGGCGTGACCCACTTCTCGCCCGCGTCCTTGAGGCCACGGTGTACCCGCGTGTGATACTTGGTTTCCTTCCAGGTCGTCCAGACCTCGAAGAACTCCTCCATCGTCAGCAGCTCGCCGCGCTCCAGCATCTTGTCGACATCCTTCTGCCGTTTGGCGTAGGTCTTGGAGCCCGTCAGGGTGCCGGTGTAGGACTCGAACCAGCGAGAGAACTTGTCGCACACGGTTTTGAAGAACCGCTCGATCGGTTTGTCCCATGGCTGGTAGGGAAGCGACCGGCCCACGTCCTCGATGCCGATGCTCTGGTAGAAGCCCACCGTCTCGGCGTCGAAGGAGAAGTCGATCTTCCGCTCCTTGCGGTTCTGCCCCGTCATCGTCTTCGCGGTGTAGTCCTTGCCGTTGTCGACGTGCAGGATATGGGGGACGCCGCCCGGGTTGCTGTAGATCATCTTGACCAGCGACTCCTTCAAGGTCTGGGAGTTGGCGTCCACGCACGCCACGTCGCCGATGATGCAGCGGCTCTTCATGTCCATCCAGGCGACCAGCTTCGGGCGGACGGCCTTGACCTTTCCGTTCGGTGCTGTCCACTGTACCCAGAAGTCGAAGGTGTGCTCGTCGCCCACGACGTACTCCATGACCTCGAGGCTCGTTGCGTCGCGGCGGGCCTTGACCATCTTCTTGTTCTTCCACTCCCTCGTCCCGTTGGCGGCGAGGTAGCGGGCCGACTCCGCGCCCGGGGTGTCCATGAGGTACTTGATGTAGCGGGCGACGGTCTTAATGGATGGGTAGCTCTCCCATCCGCGCCGCTCTGCCTCTTCCTCGAACCGCTCGTAGAGCATCTCGATCGTGCCCAGGTTGGCGGCGAAGCGGCGGTCGAACCAGATGTTCTCGATGAGGGCCTTCTGCTCCGGCGTCAGGCTCGGGAAGGTTCCTGTCTCCTTCGGCTTCCGGCACAAGGCCAGGGCTTGGAAGTAGCCCCGGTTCTGTCCGTCCTCCTTCTCCAGCTTGAGAGCCCAGGCGTTCGCCTCGAGGACGTTCTGGGTGTAGCGGTAAAGGGTCTGCGGGCTCACGCCCAGGCCCAGGGCGAACCGCTCGGCGTAGGCCGTGCGGTCGGGGCCGTCGTAGTCGATAAAGTCCTGAACCCGTGCGGCCAGCTCGACCGCCTCGTAGAACCTCTTCTTGTTGCTCTCGATGTAGTGGTTGAGGTCGGCGTCCACATACCAGGGCGTCGCCTCTGCTGCTCTGCGGTCTATGATGACATCCCTCCCGTCTACCTTCTGCGCGGCCCGGTATGCTTTCCGCGCCTTCGTGGTCAGGGAGGCGACGGAGATCAAGACTTGATCTTTGCCTCCGCCCTCCCGGGCCTGGGTCTGCGTTTTGTACTGCTTGGGGTTGCGCTTCACGCGCTTCTGGTAAGTGTCATAACTGACGCCCTCGAAGGCGGCAGCTTCCTCCAGTGTGATGAATACGTCCGGCACCTCTGTCCCTCCCTTCTGTTGGGGTTATGCCGCGATCGCCTTTTCGACCTTCCTCGGGTCGAGCTCGAGGGCCGCGACGATCGCCGGGAGGTACTTCCCGCCCGAGCGGGTGCCGTTAAGGATATAGCTCAAATACTGGGGTGCTACGCTCACTTCGGCGGCGAGCTCCGCCTTTGTCATGTCCCGGTCCGCGAGAGCCTTGACGACCAGCTTGCCGAAGGGCGTGAGCTTCTTGTTTGGGCCTCTCATCGCTGTCCTCCTTTCTCTGCTTTCGTTCTTAGATTTACTTCCGGGCCACCGCGTAGGCCAGGGCCAGCACGACGCCGATGAACGCCGCCGCCTGTACGGTGGGGAGCGGGAGCCGGAGCAGTACGAACGCCGCCGCGAATCCGAGGGTTGCCAGGGCGATCAATCCGGCTCCGACGTAGATGTCCACCATCCTGTCGACCGCCTTGGTGATCTTGACCCGCGCGGGTCTCATGCGTTTCAGAGCCTCGCGCTTGGTTTCGTTCTCAAGTAATTTGAGAATGAGGTCGTAAGTCCGCACGCTCTGGGAGGCTTCGTAGAACTCCCTCTCCAGCCCGATCTTTGCCTGGAAGGGGTTGCGGGGGTCGCCCGCGTCCCGTTTCCTGTAGGCCGCGTTCCGGCGTGCTACCAGCATCTCGCCGATCGCGGTCTGTAATTCCTGTACGTTTGCCATGCTGCTCTCCTTCCATTTCCCTCCCCGGGCCGGTATAATTGGGGTGAGGCTACCAGCCCAGGAAGGGGGTGTTGTCTGTGATTGATGTGCAGAAATTCTCTAAAGAGGTTGTCGATGAAGTGAAGGCTCGGTTCCCGGAGCGGTTTTCCGAGGATGCCGAGATCGCCTCGAACCTTCTCTCGCTGATCGCGGTAGTTGCAGCTACCGCGATTGCGAAGTACGAGAAGGAGAGGAGTTGACGTATTCCCCGACCTCTTTGAGAAGTCTGCCGAGCTGAATAAGCTCGCGCTTTTTGCCCTGTAAGGGGCACCCTCCGCACGGGGCCGTCTGTTCATCGGACGGCCCTTTCTCTTCGGGCGGCTCGCCCGTGACCAGCCACGCCAGCCAGCACTCCCGGCAGGAGAGCCGGTCGCACGTTTCGGGGATGACCGGCGGGCACGGTTTGGAGATGATGTCCGCGATCTCGCCCGCCGTGGTGGTGCTTGCCTTGATGATCTCGAGCCCGGTCACGGCTGCATCCCCTCCTTGAACTTCTGGACGGCGTAGTTGTTCTCGTACATCTCCGCGAGCTCCCGGATGTGGTCGTGGAGGGCTTTCCGCATGACCATGGCCGGATATTCACCCACCTTCTCGATTGCGTCATCCAGCTCGCGGGCCATGTTGAAGATGTTGAGATAGACCTTGCAGTCGTTCGGCGGACAATCCTGGGCGAGCATAAGGCCCAGGCCGTAGACCTTCCGCACCGTCCACTCGCTTCGGATGCCCTTGTTCGCATGGATGAAGGTGTCGGGCTCCGTCTCGGTTGGGCTGGGCGGCTCCAGCTCCTCCAGTTTGTTCGGCTCGAAGTGGTCGGGGTCGACCTCGGTCTCGCTCTTGCCGATCATCCCCAGGCGGTACAGGGCCACCTTGAAGCCGTGGAGCTCGTGCGCCGCCGCTTTGGCGTCGATGTCGGGGTAGTGCTTGCTCTCGACCTGGGTCTCAAGCTGCTGCTTCCACCCGGCGATCATGAGCTGCGGCTCGACTTCCTCCTCGGAGCACTCGGCGTCGCTCTCTACGATCACGGTGCAGACAGGAGGCTCTTCGGAGAAGTCCGACTCGGACTCCAGGCCCCGGGCCTGCTCCACGGCGACCTCGATGCAGTCGGCGTCGGTGTACTCCATCGCGTCGCGGTCGAAGTCGATGTCCCCGGTGTACTGCTCGGCGTCGATGACGCCGAAGCTCCCGAGGTCGGGGTAGTTGCGCTTCTCGCGGTCGTTGAAACGGACGACCAGGAAGCCGTTGATCTTCTTAATCTTTCTCATGCTGCTGTCTTCCTTTCTGCCCTGCCATCGTCAGGCCGGGTAGGGCGGCTCCCGGCGACGCCCGGAGGGCGTTTCGGCTTTAGACTCCTTCGGGCTCACGATCATCCAGCGCGGAGGCCATGCGCTCGCAGCTCTGGGCCCTTTCCTTCGCCTCGCGGTAGATTGTGACCGCCCGGGTGAAGGCGATGTCCTGCGGGGCGTCTGCCATCTCCGCCATGATGTCGGCAGCGGACGCCATGCGCTCCCGGCTTACCTTCGCCTCGTCCGTTACAAACATCCAGAGGTCTCGATACAGGTCGGCGGGGAGGCTGTACTTTGCGAGCTTGATCTCCTTTTGCCGAAGCTGCTCCTTGAGGCTGTCGACCAGCCCGCCCAGCTCCTTGAGCCGCTCCTCTGCGGCCTCTGCCCGCTTGGTCGCGCTTTCGGCCCGGTCGTACCAACTGTAGGCGGCGTCGTCCTCGATGTTCTGCTCGGCGTCTTCAAACGCACCCCGGAACGCGGTGGCGAGGTAGCTCTGCGGGCCCAGCTCTTCGACCATCTGCTTGATCTTGGAGAGAGTCTCGCGCTCCTGCTCCTTGGTAGCGGGGACGTTGGTGTCGTAAAGCTCAACGTCCGTGATCTCCCGTCCCTTGCTCACGGTCTTGAAAACCTTCCGGGCTGCTGCTTCTGTCCGCTCGGTGATGTATGCGGCCTCGGTCTCGCCCTCGTCGACGATGTAGGTGATCTTGTATCTATTCATGCTGCTGCCCCTTCCTGTTGAGGTCAT